TCATCTCAACATGTGAGACATTGTGTCTCAATATGTGAGAATACTTTCTATGCGTAATGTTTAAAGAATCGGAGAGGGCGGGATGATATAGATTAGCTTTGCTATCCATGTGTCCTATTCTCTCCTTATATATATTAATCATTTATATTTGGCATTCCAATACTTAAGCCTAACCATTGTCCTATCTTGTCTAGTACTGTTACATGATCTACATGCTGGTAATAGATTGGATAGCTCATTGGTTCCTCCTTGTGATACAGGTATTATGTGATCTGCTGTATCAGCTATGCCATTGCAGTAATGACATATATATTGTCCTTGTTCAAGTATAAGCTTTCTATTCCTCTTATACTCAGCTGTGCTATATAGACTACTCATTCATCAAGCCATCCGATGAGGTCCCATCCTCTACCTGGGTCATCTCCAATATGGACTTTGTCTGTTTCTTTGCTATAGTAGATTTTCTTATGAGTGATTCCATTCTTGCCCAGATTAATGGATAATCCTTCCACTTCCACAACATCTCTCCTATGTTCATTAGGTCTAGTAGGCATGATGCACATGTCCTACCCCACTCAGGATGCTCGTAATAAGCCATTGCAGGGCATCTGGAGCACTTTCGTGGACGGGTTGATGATTTATATAGGGAAAGGTAATATGTGGGCCCATAGAGCTTATCCAAGGCTCTTCTTCTTTAATTCATAATCTAGGATATATTGTAACAACTTAGGCTTTAATTCATTCTCAAGAGCTATAGTTCCAGCATCAAGCTTGCCTAAATGTAGATTACATGAATGGCAAACGATTCCTCTTACACATTTACCGCATGATCTCTTGCCTTCACAGCATGAATGGTCATGGTCTACATGAAGGAACTCTTTAGATGAACAGATATAACATCCATCTTTAGCCATCTTGTCATATGTTTCTTTATCTAATTTATAGGCTGTCTTTAGATGCTTATACTTGGTTAGAGAGTCTTTGGTCATATCCATCTCTCTGCCGTTCTGTTTTCTTTCCATATGTAGTCTGCATAATCCATGAGCCCAATGAGGTCTATGGCATTCATTCCATGTGCATCTGACGCTATTGTTTTTATGAGACTTAAATGAATATACAGCTCTGCATCCCTTACAGTAATAATCTCTGCCATCAGCAGAATTACTACGATTATTGAACTGATCTAATGGCTTTTGCTTCTTGCATCTACTACAGCTCTTTACCATTCTTCACCCTCTAGTGTTGATAGGAAGTTAGCAAACTCCTGCATTGTCATTTCTTTGTGCCAGCCTGTGGCATCTGGTATTGCGCCTTCTGGTGTATTTATTGTCATCTTGCCTTCTTTGCCGATTGTATTTAACAACTATATTGTTGCTATATACATATTGTAGCATCTATATTGTATCAATGCAAATTACCATTGAACTTATCAGCCTTATATTTGCTTGGCACTTTGCTTCTTAATTTAGCTACTTGATGTGCTGGATCTTCTGGATACCACCAATGAGGATGTAGTTTTATCTGTCTTGCTTCATATGCTTGGAAGTATGTTTCTAATTTAGATTCTAGTTCTGCCGCCGTCCAAGTAATTGCTTCATCCATTGAATGGTTCTTCCAAAAGGATCTCATCATTCTTGATTCTTTAGGTTGCAAGCCTCTAGGCTCTATAGTCTTGCTCTTGTATTTAGCCAAGGATCTTCTCTATTCTGTTTGCTATAGCCTGAATTTCATCTATTAGATCGAAGGCTGATTTAAAGATTTCTTCTTTTTCCAATGTTCCTGCTTGCCCTTTTCCCATTGTTTTCTCTTCTCATTCTTTTTCTTCATTTTATCAGTATCTGTTTCTCTACGGATACCGTGTTTGTTAATATCTATAATAATCATATCTTTATTATACTTGATATGTTTTTTTAAGATTTATTGCATAACAGGTCCATTAACCGTGTCCTAGAGAGAATATATATTTATATATTAATAATATATAAAGAGTTAAGGTGTTAAAGCTTAACCTTCGTATTCTCCTTTGAAGATTTCTCTCCCCCCTGGGTTCACTGGCTTTCGCCACTACTTGTTATACAGCCTCTGGGTGACACTCTGTATACTGTTAATGCCAGTCTTAATACTGCAACTGGATTGTAATTTATAAGAAACTAGTTGGGGACAACGACCTGATGTAAGAAACCCTTTTCCATCTATTGAAAGTAGGATCAATAGTAGGTGCTAGTTAATTTGGTGCTGAGGCATTTGATGACTATAGTATGTCCTTTTGTTGCCGTTGTCATAATCATACTATATAAGTTTTCCCAATGCAAGAGGGCAAAAGAAACGAGGCCCAGAGGAGTTTTAATCGGCAAGACAAAAGGTCTCAACTCTGGGCCCCGAAGGGGTAGGCGTAATAAATTACGTCTAAGATAATTATAACATTTTGTATAAGTTTGTCAAGCTATTTGGATATTACTTTAAATACTGAGCCTGTGTAAGCCTTTACTTCATTACCTATATTATTCCATTGGTTGTTGTAATAGCGCTTAATATTTGTTGGTGTAGTCCAAGCTGAGCCATTCCAGTATTTAAGTATTGCTAAATCTAATGTTGCTGCATATAGAGCAGCTATATCGGCATCTGTTAATACTGTATTGCATAGGAAGAAATCATCTACACCACCGTGTAATGGGTTCCCATAGTTACCAGATGAGCCAACGAATATTGTTTGTACATTGGTATTTCCAACAGAAATTCCAGTCTGTTGTCCAATTAAAGCTCCGTCAATATAATATTTAACAGCTCCACCATTTACCGTCATAGCTGCATGGTGCCAATTGTTATCAGTAAGAATACCTGGAGATCCGTTTCCAGTTCCTCCAGCGTCTCCGTTGTAATTAAAAATAAGTCTTCCGCCATTACCATATGCGTCGTTAGTTCCTGGAATGATGAATCCTATGAAGCTATTCAGTCCCCAAGTTCCAATAACAAACTCTGAGTTACCAACTGGCACACCGCTTCTTTTAAACCATGCCCCAATTGTAAATGTCTTTGAAGTTATTTCTGGAATGTATCCTGTAGATGGTTGCATCTGAACATAGTTGCTTCCACCAGTAGGCAAGTTAATCCAATGTCCAGTTGCTCCGCCAGTTGTATTGACAGTTGGTGATGAATTAAGATATTGCATTGATGGAGGGATAGTCCATGATTGAATTGATCCATAGTTGTTAGATGTATCAATTAGTGCTTGATCCATCTTTAACCAGATACGAGGGCTAAAGGTTGATAGCGTTGAATCCCATACTGCCATTTAGATCTGCACCCAAATTGTTCCTTGCATTGGTGATGAAGGAGCTGATGATTGTACAAAGAAGCTATTACCATCTGCACCATTTGCACCGTTAGCTCCTGGCTCACCAATTAATGAACCGTAAAGATTTGTAAATCCTGATGTAGTTCCATTTATTGCCTGTTGACGAGTCTGTACTCCCATAGTTCCAGCACTAGGATTGTACCAATAAACATAATAAGTTTGACTAATAAATCCGTTTTGATCTCCTTGCTGAACCTTAAATGATTCTCCACCAATATAAGAAAGATCATTTGGTAAGCCAGTCAATGTAACATTTGTGTAAGCAGTCCATGGATCCCGCTTAGCAATAGTTAATGTATATTTAGCACCTGCACCGTTATTGCCTTGAATTCCTTGAGCACCTGATAAAACAACTCCGTAGTTTACTATTCCAGATATATCTCCGTTAGTATTCTGATAGTTCATTCCTACTTGCATTGCACCTGTTGTTGAATTGTAGCTATATACGTTTCCACCAATTTCTTGATAGTTACCGTTATAACCTGAAATCTTTACATACTCACCACCAGCATAAGCCAAGTTAGCAGCTAATGTAAGGTTAAGAACTTGATTCTGAGCGTATGTTAAATGTTGGCCAGTAATATAAGCATTGTAGCTTTTAGCAGTACCAGTTGCACCAGTTGCACCTGTAGCACCAGTGGCACCAGCTGCGCCTCTAAGACCAGATACTGCAGCAATCCAAGCTGTAACAGTTGTTGGATTAGATATTGTTGCAAGACTAAGTGTATAAGAACTTGTTCCATTTACTGACAAGATTACGCCTGTCATTCTTGCAAAGTCATTCTCCCAGTTTTGAGAAATTAAAGCTACTGTTTGTCCAGGTATAAAAACACTGTTAGAAAGATACGGGAAATTTACTGTTCCTCCAACTGTAAGAGTTGTCATATCGATTGATTGTGTAAAAGTAAATGAAGTCCGTTGTGCATCAATACCGTTAGTACCGTCAGCACCATCTGCTCCATCTGCTCCTGCTTCTCCTTGGATACCTTGGTCTCCTTGTACTCCTTGGATTCCTTGAATACCTTGGTCTCCTTGATCACCCTTTAATCCTTGATCACCTTGTATTCCTTGGATACCCTGATCACCTTGCGGTCCTTGAATTCCTTGATCTCCCTGAATGCCTTGGATGCCCTGGTCTCCTTGAACACCTTGTGGTCCTTGATCACCTTGTGCTCCAACAAATGAATAAGCATTCCAATAAACACCTAATGAAGAAGGTGGAAGCAATGCATCATTGCTTGCAATACAGATATAGTAATTGCCAAGATAGTTTACAATGTCACCAATTACATATTGGTTTGCACCTATTCTTGTTGGATCCCATGCAAAACCAGGGATTCCTTGGATTCCTTGCTCTCCTTGAATACCAACAGCACCATTTAAGTTAACTGTCCATGATGCAAATGTTCCTGTACCTGTTTTATTATCTTTAACAAATGTTAGTTCGCCTGTTAAATTATTGTAATTAGAAACTGTTCCATGTTGATGATGGTCAATATCATAAGCAACAAGAACTGTTTGTCCAATTGAATAATCAACATTAATATCATCAAGAACAATTGTTTGTGAACCAGTTGTGCCTAATGTAAATGATGTTGTAGATGTTGTGTGGTAATGGTCTCCATCAGCTCCATCTAGACCACTATTTCCTAGGTCTCCTTTTTCGCCAGTATCTCCTTTGTCACCCTTTAATCCCTGAATGCCTTGAATACCCTGGATGCCTTGTATGCCTTGGTCACCTGTGTCACCTTTAGCTCCTTGTATTCCTTGAATGCCTTGAGAACCAGTAGCACCAGTTGCACCTGTGTTACCTGTATCACCTTTGATGCCTTGAATTCCTTGGATTCCTTGAATGCCTTGCAGACCAGTGTTACCTGTATCGCCTTTAGCTCCAGTTGCTCCAGTATTTCCAGTTGCACCTGTCGCTCCAGTGGCTCCTGTGGCACCTGTAGGACCTGTAGGACCTACTTCACCTTGTGGTCCTTCAAGCAAAGTTGTTTCTAAGTTTGTTAAGTAAAGCTTTAATTCGTCTTGGGAGACTACCTCTAAATTAATCATCTTGTAATATCCTCCTCAAGGAATATGGTTCCGTATAAAATTGTTGTTTTCTTATCAGTTGGAATGTGTACTACTTCAACATCAAAATAATTAATTGTATCTAAACCAGTTGTATCTAGATCTAGAGTCATAACATTCTCCATTGCTGTTACTGTTATGGTTCCAACCGTGGTTGCTGATGTAGGCTCAAGTCTTGCCTGTGCATTTATTGTATAGTCAGTTAAGTCAAACGGGTTGCCGTCTCCATCTAGAGCTGCCATCGTCAAAGACGTGGTGTCATTTCTATATACTCGCCACTCAAACTTGGGCGGCTGGTTGTTAATTATATTTTTAGCCATTTTTAATTCCTCCTGATCGAACTACCTCTAGTATAGAATAGATGTATTGTGACCCGCCACGTCATATAGGAGAATATTAATGGACGCTACACAGGTCATAGGCCTTATTTGTACGATACTAGCATTGATTACTGGCCTTGAACTTCGTATTAAAGCGTTAGTTAAAGTCTATTTGTCTGAGCTCAAACCGAACTCAGGATCATCAATAAAAGATCAACTCACCAGGATTGAAACACACCTTGGTATAGGAGAAGAAAAATGAAGAATGTTTATTTTGACGGTAAGTTAATCCCTGCTAAAGATTGGGATTTCGAAACAAAGAAGCCAAAGGTAAAGACAACTAAAGTTGTTGAGCCAGAGGTTGAAGCTATACCAGACTCTGAGTAACTAAAGTTATATAGTCGTTATAGACTCCTGCATAGTTACCGCTTTCTTTGGTAACATACATATTTAAGTATGCAACATGCCATGCTGACTGAGTTCCAGCTGGTCCAAGAGATGCAATTGTAATTTCTTGAGGAACATAATCTAATTCAGTTGTATTTCCAAGTCCGAAGTCATAGTGATATTTAACATTCTCTGGATTATAATTAGCTCCATCTGTTTGCCATTCAACTGTTGGTGCTATATCTGGAGCATCGACTAGTTCAACTACTGTTCCAAGTAATGTTTGATCTTCTATTCTTACTTTAACGTTAGTCAAAGTTTGTGCAGAATCATTATAAATAAATATTATTCTTGTTTGTAATAAACAATCATCTTTAGCTGTTAAAACATCTTGTGCTGTTGCTTGTCTTGGAGTTCCTTTAAATCCGCCTGAAACTGTTTGTACTACATTGTTTTTATCTGTAAAGGTATATGTATTTGCATCTTCAACATTCCATAGTGGATCGTATCCGTATTTATAATTAATTAAAGTCTTTGAATTCCAGTATTGGTGGAATGGATTATTCCTTTGAAATTCAAAAAATTCAGTTCCAGTTGAATCAACCTGTTCTGTTGTTACATCTGTAAACCAGGCCCCATTTGTAGTAGGTATTGTTACTGGATATAAATTGCCAGATGCGCCAAGCAAGTCTTCAGTATTAACAACTTGGATTGATCCATTTCTTGTTGCGCTTACACCGTAGATTCTCATACTGTTGTTGTCTCCGTCCACTTCCATGTTATTGTTGCTGATACGTTTGAAACTGTTGCATAATAAGCTGCAGATGTGCTTGGAGCTGTAAATAATAATGGATATGTAGGTGTATTAAAACATTGAGTAACCATTGATGAATTTAATGGATCGCTGTAACTTGAGTTTGTATACTTAAGACCAAGACCTTGAGTTCCTCTAACTATTGATCCAAGGTTTAATGTTCCAGGTTCTCCAGTTAAATATATTTCGCTATAGTATCCAAGGTACATTTGCTTGCTAGAGTTACCACTTGCTGCAACTGTGTAATTAAGAACTACCTTATCAATAACTGCAGTTGAAGGTGCTCCTGCAGCTGATCTTGATGCTGAAATTAATGAATCTTTAAAGTTAACAAAACAAACTTGGTTACCATTTGTAGTTCCCGTCCATTGTCCAATTGTATAAGACTCATCTGGTCTCTTGCTTCCGCTTCCATAGTAGGAGTTTATAGGAATAAGGCCAGCTGCAATTGTATTTTGAGCTGTTTTATTTACTGTAGTAGTTACATATACGTGTGCTTTCCATACGAATACATTTACAGATGTTCCTTTAAGTAGCTGTGTACCAGAAGAATATGCTTGAGAATAAACATTTCCAACTGTGTTTGCTCCAGTAGTACCAGCATCCGCATAGGTTACTGTTCCCATATTTAGGCCAACATTTGTAAGAGCAGTTCTAGCTGAGGACTCTGAAAGGCCTACTAGGTTAGGTACTGTTGCTTTTGGATCTTCTACATAAACTGTGTAGTTAATTCCTGTATTTAAATTCTGTGTTCCGCTTGGTGAGTAGGAAACAATTTTTCCAACCAAGCTGGCATTAGTTGTAGTTGTGGTACCTGTCTGGCTTCCAAGATAGAAACCAGCATTTGATAACACGGTTGATGCAGTAGATGTTGCATATCCAACAATATTAGGAACTACGGCAGTCTTTATTGGTATGTAAACATAGTAATCTACTGATGAATTAACTGATACTGTCTGTCCAGCACTAGGTGTTTGCTGAGTTATTGTATTATGAAGAGCAGTATTTGATGTTTCAATATCACCATACTTCCAGCCTAATTGTAGTTCTGCTGTAGTCAATGTACTTACTGCCTGTGCAATTGTTTTACCATTGATTGTAGGTACAACCGTTGTAGTATTTGGAACATATATTGTGTAATCTACTGCAGAGTTAACGGCAACAGTAGACCCAGATGCAGGATTAACTGTTTTAATTGTTCCTTCTAATGATTGAGTTGTTGTTTCAAACTCTGTTCTTGTTCCTGGATACAATTCAACCGCAGCTAGGGCTGCTTCAAATTGAGCAACATTCTTACCAATAAGGCTTACTGGTACTTGAATGGTTGTATTTGGAATGTAGACTGTATAGTTAACAAGTGTTCCAACCTCAAGCTGTTGTCCTTCATTATATTGCTGTGATTTAACTAATCCCTGTAATGTCTTTGTAGTTGTTTCAACTTCAGAAACAGTTCCTTGATCAAGCCCAACATTATATAATGCTGACCAGACATCAGATCCCTGTAATCCAATAAGCTTTGGCATTGTTACCTTTGCCTTTTGTACATAATAATCAAATGATGCAATTGTATTTAGGTCCCATGTTTCTCCAGCATATGGATATTGTGAGCCTGGGATTACTTTACCTATGAGAGTTGTGTCGTATGTCTCTACTGTATTTAAAGTTCCGCTTATAACAAATCCTAAAGTCTTAAGTTGAGTTTCAGCTGCTGTCTTAAGTAACCCGCCTATTTGTGGCATAACTATTTGTGGTGTTTTATATTCGTAAATAACTACATCAACATTAACTCCTTCTTCTACCTGAAGAAGTGGTGCTAATGATTGAGATTGAATAAGATCGTCTTTTGTTAGATCTGATGTATTTATGTATGACACATTTCCAACATTTAAATTGACTGCCTGCAATGCAGTAACTGCTTGTGCAAAGGTTAATCCCAGCAAGCTAGGTACTGGATGCTTAGGTACTACTGGTACTTCTGGATCAATAGGTGGAGGAGTACGTCCTGCAACATCCCATTGAACTGTTATAGAATAATCGTTGGTTGATCTAACTTCAGGAAGCCATTTGTTTTTGGCATTGTAAACCATAGGTCTGAAGCGAGTTGCCCAAGGTATGCTAATTGAATCTCTTTTGTGTTTGATATCGTCATCAAAAGGAAGCCAAGAAGTACCATCCCATATTCTAAATGCCAATTAAAAAACCCACCTCTCGTCCATACATTCAAGCCAGACGTTTGTTAATGTAGCGTTTCCAGTTCCACTCTTATATGCTTCAAGTTTCCAAACAATAGGAGTATTTACATCAGTTGCTGTGTAGTTCTGTGAATTCATATTCATAACCATTGATTGTGAAGTTCCAGTATGTGTTGCATAATATTGTGGATAAGGGCATGGTACTGTTACGGTGCCTGTAGCCTTTGCTCTTAAGAATACCTTTGTATCTGCATTTGCTCCAACCATTTCTGCTCCAAATCTAACATTGATAACCATTGGATTCTTGTAGGTATTGCTAACAGATAAATCAGCAATTTCAGTCCAGCTAGTTGCGGATACAACTTCTGAATTTTTTGATGCACGGTTAACTGGGTGCTTATAAGATTGTCCATCAAACCAAATCTGTCCTACTTGTGGAGCTGTTGGTGCAACAGTGTCTACAATTGCAAGTCCTCCAGTTGAGGACCATGAGGCATCTGCCTTGCGTGTATATAGTGTATGGTCTGCTATGCAGTATGCAGTATTAACATATGACTCAAGGGCTGCTAGCTCTGAGTATGTGTCTACCTGGACTACACCATTGTTTTGTAAATTTAGCAGTTGGTCTGCTGTAAGTATTTCGCCATCAGCGAAGTTTGAATATCTAATTGTCATATGAATCTGCTCCTAGGGAATAATATATATTTTACACGCCATGTATCTTGATCAGCGCTAATCTCCATCTGTATACCAATTACGCTTAGCTCTTTGTTTAAGCTAACCTTATCAGTACTGTATTCAATGTCTACTACATCTAATAGATCCATGCTAGCTGCATGGAAACTATCATTCTTAGCATCCCATTCAATTTCTTTAATAAGCGTAGATGGATTCTTCCACTTACTAATAATCTTGTCTGCCCATGAGGACAGTTCGCCTTCTCCAACATTTAAATCAAAGTTTGTTTTAATGTTCATTGCATGAGCACCGTATTTATTTACAGAACCTTGATCTTCATATGGGCCCTTTGCTTCAGTTTTAATAACTGTCGAGGTCTCCCAATGTCCATACTCTGTTCCAATTGCATCAAGCACATATGACTGGACTGTATCTCCATAGGCATTTGTTACTTGAACCTGATTAATAATAGATGCAGTGTTATAGTCTACAGATATATTCTTGAAGCCATAATTGACTGCCGCTGGATCTGTATTTGAGAAGAACATTGTTGGCCCAGCATCTGGAATATTGTCAGAGGCATAGCATTGCAATACGTTATCTTTGTCAAAATAAATAAATCCGCCTTCTGTATCTGAGGCTAAGGTCAATGCCTCCCAGATGGTCCTGTTGTCCTCCCAGAAGCCGTGAGTAGTTATCCCACCATATATGGCTCTCTGGGTCTGTGTAGGGCCTTCAGTGGCCGTTCTACCGCCGTTAGAGAGTATCTCTGTGATGCGCTCTGACCAGGTCTGCTTGGATGAGCTAGAAATGCCTGATAGTTTAGTCATTGTTGCCTGTAGTTCTGCAATTGGATCCATTACGTCAAATGAAATAATAGGCTTTGATTGGTCAGAACGGTAGTCAATATAAATATTATCTACTCTGCCTTGGAAGATAGTTACAGTGTTGCCATCATTTTTTAATACTAGTCTAACCTTTGATCTTGGTTGTAGATATTTATATACAGATGGGTCTAATGATTGATTAGTTGATCTAACATGTAGAGTTCCTACATTAGCAATAGGAAGGGCATATGCACCAGTATAGGTATCTACGCCTCTCTTAAGACTGAGAGATAGCACTCCCTTTAATATTGAATCCCACTCATATAGAGAATCATTAGCAAGCTCAGCCTCAGATGCTAGATAAGCTTCTTTGATTCTACTTTCACCAATGATAAAAACATTTTCTTTTTGGGTGCGTATTTGTAAATCTATTTCGTCATATATTTTCATCGAACACCATTAACGCCGTTGTATTTGTTTAGAGCAGCTGATACGACTCTGCCAAGCTCATAAGGATCTGTTCCTACTCCTGCATTAATAGTTATGTTCACTGGAGATTGTGTGCCTGTATTGTAGGCTGCTCCTGATAATGCAAATGTAGGAGATAGGTTGCTACTTAATCCTTGCATGGCATTCTCTGCTAATCCTTGTGCCGCACCAATACCATTGCTTAAGCCTTGAACAATGAATCGTCCATAGCTATCAAACAATTTAGAAGGTGAGCCAATTTTAAATATGCTCTTGAACAGATTAACTGCTCCAGTACCAATAGACTTTAATGCATCTAGTGGAGCACTTGCCATTGCTCTAATACCATTTACAAGACCTTGGATTATGTTTCTTCCTAGGTTAGTAAAGTCTGATATAAGTCCACCAAAGATACTCTTAATACCATTGAAGGCATTTGCTATTCCACTCTTGATTGAATCAAAGTTTCTTATTATAAATGAGACTGCAGCACCTATTGGGCCAGTAAGGAATCCTAGAATTAATGGCCAATTTTCCTTGACCCAATTAAATAATTGTTTAACCTTATCCCATAGCCATCCTGCAGCTTCTGTAACCTTATCCCAGTTCTTGTAAAGTAATACTCCTGCAAGAATTACTGCTGCTACGATAACTAGCCATGGTGAGAATACTAAGTTTAATAATCCTTGGGCTGCTGCCGCCGCTGCTGTAGCAATTGAGAAGCCTTTCATTACTCTGCTAAGTTCAATAACTGCAAGAATTGCTGGAGCAAATGTTCCTAGAGTTGCAAGAGCCGCAGAACCAAATACTACAAATCCTTGAGCCGCTGCACCAATTGGTCCAGGTAGATCTAACATTTTTTTATAGAGACTATTTAATTGATCATTAACAAATGCACCAATTGATTCTCTTAGGTTATTAACTTCTCTATTCCACTTCTCATATGGAGGAATATTGTCTAATGCTTTCTTTTGATAAGCAGGGCCATTGATAATATCAAGTAAGAACTTAACTTGCTCATAGCCAGTCTTAAGCTTCTTAAATTGATCTTCCTGTTCAGCTGTTAATGTTATTCCAAGTCTTAGGAATTCCTGCTGAGTTATCTGTCCATCTCTTAATACCTTAGACCATAGAGTTAATATCTCGTCTACTGGTTTTCCAGTGGCTTTAGATATTGCTAATGATCCTGCAACTAATTCATCTGTTAAAGGTCTGAAGTTAGCACGGATAGAAGTTGCAAGCTTAACAAAGTATCCAGCTACATCTCCATCATCTACATACCACTTCTTTGCAAGGTCGCCAACCTGCTTTGATACACCAGCAAAATCTGTCCCAAATGTATCTGCTAATTGCTTGAATGCTAATTCATCTTTTCTGGCAGCATCGATAGTATCTTTCCACCAGTTAATACCAAGTCTTGCACCAAAGATTGCTGTAACTCCAGCAAAAGCTGCATTGATCTTTGAGACTTGTCCACTAAGGCTATTAAGTTTAGAATTTGTATTATCGATACCCGCTACAAGATTTTTTGTGTCAGCTAAAATATCAACGACTATTTGATTAGACATTCTTCCTCCTTAGTGCTACTGATATAGCATCTACTTCCTGCTTTTCCATCTCCCAGAACTGATTGGGTGTGTATCCTGTGGCTACACAGAAATCACCCATAAGCTCTAAGAGATAATCTCTTTTGGGTCTTCTTCTATCCCTGCCATAGACTGCATCTCTTCTAGACCCATTTCCCCTACTTGTTCAAATGTTAATTCTGGATTTGTCTTCTTGCCTACTACATAAGCGATAGCCATGAATAAAGGAATCTTTGGGCAATCATTCCATTCATCCATGTTGTAACCAGCAAGCTTTTCAACTTCTGCTAGTTCCTTCATCTTTAATTTACTTACGTCCATTGTGCCTCAATTCGAAATATATTTGCGTTTTAGATCTTCTAAATTCGCATCAAACTGTTGGATAACGTATCCAATGTTTTGGTATGCAGCCCTACGTAAATAAGACTGTGGCTCTATGTTATGGTCTGGCCATCCATATTCTATTACTCCAGCGTATGCAACTCTTGCTCCACCCGCTTTAATCTGTATTGTATTCTTTGCTCTATTAGACTTAATAGTTCTAGCAAGTGATCCTGTTTTCTTTGGTGAGATAGCCACAGCATCTTTAGATACCTTTGAACCGATATTAGCGTTAGCCTCTTTCAGATCATCGACAGCGCCTTTGTATTGGTCAAGACTGCGGGTTACTTCTCGTAAGCCCTTTATCTTAATCGTTACTGATGCCATGACTACCTCCCTCTAAGTTACGAAGTTACTCTTACTGGTTTTCCATCAAGAATGATGGTTAAGTCATATGTAAAGTATTCGCCAGCTGCTCCACCAATTGTTGGTAGAGTCTCTGCGTACCCTGTAGCTGTGAAGTGGGGCTGTGAAGCTGTTGCCACTGCATTGCCATGAGGTGCGAATTTCAGATCAATTGAATCACCTGGGTTATCGTACAACTTGCTGTGAAGCGAAGCTGATGCGAAATCCTGGTATCCAACGACCTGACATTTGAATGTTAATGAATCTTCGTATGATCCAAATCCTAGTTCTCCAACTTCGGATGTGAAGTTTACGTTTGATACGCCACCTGAAAACTCAGTATTATCTACTGTGAATACGATGGACTTTCCTCTTAAACGTGCCATGTTAATTTCCTCCTTGCATGTCTATTGATATGTTAAAAAATGTTGTTAGATAACTTGCGTTATTTGCTTCTGTAATAAATGGCTTATCCACTGTAAGGGTTGCACAATCTGTGTGCTCCCAAATTACTGGAACTAAATCATCTATGTACGTGTCTAAGGTTGTGGTCTCTTTATCATTGCTTCCAAATGGAACCATTAATCTGACCTGCCAATTACTTGTGTATACGGGACCGTATGCGTCTTCTGTTACCCTCATAAAATTAATATCAGGCTCTATCATTGCACACGGTGGTACTGGTCTCTCAGGTAAGTAGGTATAGACGTTTGTTATCCCACCTAATATGAGAGCACTCTTAATTGTGTCCTTAGTATCTTGAATCATGCAAATCTCACCATGTATCTGTTAAGAAGTGGATACACTCCAACGAGTGGATCTCTAGCTACTCTGATTGGCGAACCATCATAAGTTGCATATTGAGTCACACCCATTGGAGCGTTCCTACGATGAAACAGTTCTGATCCAACCTCCATGTAAGCTCTCTTAAGAACCTGTGGTGGTATGTCTGCTGATTGAACATAAGAAGCAATTAAGTCCTTAGCTATAAGCCAGCAATCTTCAACGTAAGAGTCATCTAAATCAGTTGCTCCTACATATTCTTTTAAATCATTCCAGTTCATCTTAATCTCCTATTAGTCTAGTGGATTTGCTACGTTTACAAATGCCTTTACATCTGGTGCTGCGATACCAAGGTATCCGTACACTGAGAATGCGTTTGTAAGGTTAGTGATTTCTTCCTTGTTTAGACGGAATGGTGCACCAGCTGATTCGTATGTTGTGAATGCTGCTGAGTTACCAATGTAGAACTTACCACCTGAAAGTGATGGGTCCATTACGATTGGAAGACCTAGGATATTTCCTGTCATTCCAACTGGGTTGATTGAACCAAATGTGTTAACAGTTGCTCCTTGGTTTCCAAGAAGTGGACGACCTGAGTCATCTGTGATCTTTGCAAGAGCGATAAATACATCCTTAGATACGAGGATGAACTCAAGAGCACGACCTGTATCTTCGTTTACCTTACCTGCTGCTGTTGCAACTGCTTCAATAACTGCGTCTGCAGCCCATGATGCAACTGATGCTGTGTTCATTGAACCAACATTTGCGTTAAGTGCTGCCTTAGCTGCACCGTTTGTAACTGATGCGTACTTAGCAACCATTGCACGGAATGCTGTGTCAACGTAGTTAACAGATGAACGCTCAATTACCTGGCGTGACATATCTGTCCAACCACCGTATGTCTTGATTGGAGCTGTTGCTGATGTAAGAGTGATCTTACCATATGCAAGCTCGTCAGCTTCTGCTGCCTGCTCTGCGATATCAACTGTGTTTGTAGCTAATACTGGGTATTCAACATTCATTCCGTCTGCTGGAAGTGCTGCTGAAGAAAGTACTGAGTATGTAGGACGACCTGCGTTAAGGATACGTACTGTATCTGAAACCCAAGCGTTCTTTAGGATTGAGTCATCAAGGACTCCGCCAGTAAAATCACGGTGAAGAGTAATTGCCTCTTCTTTACCCGCTGCTACTGACTTTACGAATTCACCGTATGAACGGTATTGTGGTGCTGATGCTGTTGCTACTGCTGGTGTCGATAGAACATCTAGTCTACGCTCCAACGCAACTGCATGGTCACGAACTTCAGCAATAGCTGCGTCGTAATCTGGTGTTGTGTTTTCCATTTTTATTTCCTCCTTGACTTCTTCTCTTACCTCAGTGACTGAGGCATTGGAGTACGCTGGGAAAGCGACTAAAGAAACTTCCTTTAGATCAACCTTCTTACGAATAATAGTCTTGTTTGATTTCTCGTCTGTTACTGGCACGAAACCGACAGAGAAGCTACGAATAGCTCCATCCTTGACGAGTTCTAATGTTTCGTTGCCCAAAGCTGTATCAGAGACCTTTGCGGTGATCCATAGACCATCTTCTTCGTCTCTTAGCTCTGTGACCTTTCCGATGATTTCTTTATGATCACGGAAAAGTTTGACATCTGAGTTTAGATCTACTGCTCCTGCTGAGAAGCGTTCTGACCATCCTCCACCAATGTCTATTGTGTCATTATACGGAACAGCCATGCCAGAAACTTCACGCTTCTCCATGTCTGTTGTTCGTATTTCAAATGAACGATTTTCCATTATTTTGTCTCCTTCTTCTTGCTACGAGTTGGAGCTGGATCTGAAGGTGTGTCATTTGGCTGATCATTTACTGGAGTATTACCTATAGGAGGTTGTACTTGGTTCATTTGATCTCCACCTGAAACTGCCTGCATGCCTTCTAGTTCACGAACCTCATTAGGTGTCATAAACTTCTTGTCCAATGCAATAGCGTAAGATTGGAATCTGATTAATTGATTAGGACGAAGGAACTGAGTTAAATTAAACTTAGCAACCTGTCCTCTTGGCAATAGATCAGAAAGTGCTTGTTCTATACGCACAATGTACTGTTGCAGTCCATCATCATATAGTTTTGTGCGGTCTTCATTTCCGTTGGTGTAGGTCATGCCTGCACCTTCCATAGATAGACCTAAGAAGCTAGATGGAACACCAAACATTGTACAAATCTGTCGTGCAATGAACTTTTGGTTTTCCAAGAACTGTGCTTCTTCAGGGTTAAGTGAGAGTGACTCATATGAAAGTCCTGAAGATAATACAGCAACGCTTCTTTGCTGTTGTGATTCAATGAATGCTTGCTTATTTGATCTAGCTACATCCTCTGATAAAAATTCTGTTGTTGTTAATGTTCCTGTTGGAACTGCCGCTCTGCGGAACCAGTTGTCAGCATAATCTTGTAGATCTAATGCTGCTCTGATAATATACTTGTGTCGCTGTAGCGGACCTTCACCAAGTAATGCATTTAGTGTTAGTCTTTCCCATAACTTAATATGAACAATGTTCTCGTTTGGAACTTTTAATCCACCTACATGATAGAAGACTTTACCGTTAGTGTCTGTATTTACAGATACTTCCTCTGGAAATAAAACCTTAACATTTGCAATTCCTCTTTGTCCTCTAGTGACATACCAGAACGCATTTCCAAATACTGCAAGGTGAATTAAAGTCTTACCAATGAATTCAGATTGTGAAATATTGTTTTCAATGTCTGGTGTCTGTAGCCAAGCTGGAGTATCAATCTGTTCATCCATACGATAAACTTCTACAGGGATTTGCATCATAGCAGTTTCAAGAACCGCTAATGATCTACTAACTGGCACCAAAGATAATGCTGAAGATGTATTAATTACAATTTCGCTTCTTGATGGTGGTGTTATAGATGCTCTATCTTGTGTACTTGGAACAAAAGATTCTGGTTCGTATGCTTCTTGTTTTCTGTTAAATAATCCCATATCTTCTCCTAAAATACCATTTGCGTTGGTGTCTTTTGTGTTTCAACGTACCAAATCGCTAATACTGTTGCAATCGCTGCATCAATATCAGATCCAGAATCCTTACGTGTAATCTTCCAGCTTTCGCCTATATTCTTACGTACTGCTCTTTGGATCTGTAATGAAACTATTTCATCTTTTGGATGTTTTAGTCTCTTACCCATAATTGTACGGTATGCGTTGTTTGAGGCAGACATTAAATCCTTATTTGAAGTTAATAATACCCTAAATCCTCGTTGTTTAAGTGCAGCGGCGAGATCAGAGAGCACATATGAATCCATAATAAATGGAGCACCATATTTCTGTAATTTCCCACATGCATTCATTAGCTCATCTACGTTAGTATTATTAAATGAAGCAACTAGCTCAGTTGAGACTGATCCATCCTCATGTAATTCAGCTGCGACTATAGATGCATAATCCCATCCAGGAGTTCTGTCCAAAGCGAATACTTTGGGATTAACTGGTCTACCTTCTGGCAATGTATTCCATACTCCTACTGGAATCCACGCATTCATGCTGGAAACAAATTGGTTTAGACGATATCTTCTAGCGTCTGCTTCTGGCATTGTGGCCAATTCATTCTTTACTGACTCCCAATTGAGGATACCTGTTGCTAATTGAGGATTACTAAGTCTTACTGCCTCTTCGTCCAATACGGCACATCCTATTGGTGCCTCCCAGCAAAAAAATCCAAATCTCTCTAGATCTTCCTGCCCATCTATTGCTTGAGACCCACGCTTATATAAATTCTTTAATAGCTCAGATGTGTCATCTCCTGCAGTGGTAATACCAATAATAATACCGTCTTCTCTTGTACCAGAGCCTAATGCCATAGCTGTCCATACGTCTTCATTGGCTACGTGAAGCTCATCAAATACAACCAATGATGGATGTAGTCCTTGAGCTGTAGCAGCCTTAGCTGCAATAACCTTATATACGCCTGTGCCATCTGCTGTCCAAAGACCTCTATGTTCTGTTGAACGAGAGAAGAGTGTCTTTAGCAATTCGCTATTATTGACCTGATGTAGCAATCTTCTATAAACAATTTTAGCCTGATCTGATGATGCCGCCACTGATATTACTTCAGGAGCTGGTTCATGTAGCAGCATGCCGTATAAGGCAAATAAGGCACCTATAAGACTCTTACCGTTCTTTCTAGGCATAGAGATACAGACTTGCTTGTAACGCAGCCTACCAGCCTTAGAAGGGTCGATATAGTCATCAGGGTATCTTTCCAATACTCTACGTATGAGCCATTTCTGCCATTCAGTTAATACCAATGGAGCATTATGCTTCTCAGGTAGGTGCCATATAGCTTCCACTATATTAATGAGCTTATCACCATCAGTGACAAAGTCATTGAATAGAGTATCTGTGTAATGTGTTGGCACCCATTGTTCCATTACTTATGATCCCCGTTTGCAATAGCTGAAAGCATCTCAGCAGGTGTCATCTTTTCATCATGTTGTCTATTATTCAATAATCCTAAATTGGACAAAAGCCCTATAAGGATAGGAGCTAATTGATGTCTTCTATTTGGCATCTCATCCATTGTTTTAGCCAATTGAACAGCAATTGAAGCTGAAGCCAAATCAGCCTCATCTAGCCAAGATGCTGTAGATAATGATACTAATACCATTTGCTCCACATTGTCAGGTTTGATATCTAACGGCTCATTATCGCCCTTTATTAATCTATTTTGTCGTGGTCCTTGACCACCATGTATTCCAGTTTTAGCCATATTTTTACTATTTCTCCTCTGTTATTATTTGATTAAAGAGGGCGGGGTCGCCGCAGGCTCTCAAAAAAACGCATCTATTAGATCTAATATA